CACCTCGACGAAGACTTCGACTTCGCGATCGAACCGCACGTCTTTCGGAACCGAAAGTACAACGAGTTCTCGATAGTTCTTCGCGGCACGCGAGAGATAGTGACGACCCCTCGCATGCCGCCAGTAAGAATTCACCGACGGCGGATACGGCAACACGAGCTCGACTCTACGCCTCGATGGCATCGCGGTGTTACCGCTGACCGTTGCCACGACGCGGTGGCCTCGGTGTCGACTCCTTAGTCTCACCTAACTTCGGTTCCGGTAATCGATATCGATAGTAGTTCACGACACGCGGGTACTGCGTACCGTTCTGCGAAGATCGATAGCGAAGATCGATTACGAGTAGCGAACGAAGAAGCTCGTCCGTATCCGAAATCTTCGTCTTGCCGCATGCCGCGCAAATCGCGGCCAGCTCGGCTTTCGCATACTCGCGCGCCACCGGATTATCGTGAAGAATATTTACGCGCACGAGGATCGTTCGACCGAGATACTCCGCAGGCTCCTGAACCGTGAACTCGATCGCGAGATACTGACCCGTGCCGCTCATCGACGAACGAATCTCGGTCTTCGTGATCGCGACTACGTAACGTCCTTCGGGAAGCATGCCGAATCGAGTCGGCACGCTCGATGCATCGAACTCTTCGGGTAGTAGCGCCATCGCTTCTCTCCTTTCTCTTAGTAACCGATCGCCTTCGCAAACTCGTCCCACGATAACGGAAGTTCACCTGTAAGTCCGTATCGATTCTTCGCAACGCACGTCGGACCGCCGGAGACGCGAACAACACGATCGCAGTCCGTTCGCGATGCGACCGCGACGCCACGAGTCTTGCCGAAGGTTCCTGTCTCCGTCCTGACTGCGAATCGCCAGTGCGCGAAGAGAACCGCGTCCATCCACTCGGTCACGAGCGCAGCCGACGTTTTATGGAGTCGCGGCGAGTAACGATCGTACGCCGGCGACTCCGGATCTTCGAAACGCTCGACCTTCGCGTGCGCAATGCCGATCACGATCATCCGACGCTGAGCGCGAATCTCGTCAAGAATACCGATAACTTCGCGCCAGACCTTGAGCGCCGCGACGTAGCCGCGACCATAACCGCCATCTACACGTTCGATCGTTGAGACGTTGTGTTCCGCACACACGTAGTCGTGTATTAATCTCTCGAGCCAGTCGAGCGAGTCCAAAACGATCGTCTCGTAATCGTGCGCCTCATCGCGCACGTAACAGAGCGCGCGACGCACATCGTCATACGACTTCGCTAACGGAAAGTGTGCGACATCGAGATCGCCAAGACCATCTTCTGTCAGCACGAAGATCGGCTTCGGTGCCGACGCACCGAACGTCGTTTTGCCGATGCCCTCGACGCCGTAGAGCATCACTCGTGGCGGCAACTTCTCTACTTCGCGAACTGGTTTCATCACTACTCCTCCACAACTCGCACAACTCTTCGAACCCGCAACCGTAGCTTATCTCGTACTCGATTTTTTTGTAGTCGTGTCACCTATAAAGGTGACACATCAACGAGTAGAAATCAGCAAAATTGCCTTGTTTTCTAGGCGAATTTTCACGTGTTCGACGCCGTGCAAAAAATCGCACAGCTCAGGGTTGATACCGTGATGCCGTCCGAATGGCATTTCGGATGGAAACTGCGTAAAGTTGTTCGTGACTACGACGTGTCGCCACTTCGATCGACTTACGATTTCACGTAGCCATCTTCGGACGTGCACGAACGGCCAGTATGCGAGAACGTCTTTTACGAGTAGCGCATCGCCGTCGGGAAGCGAGTCGATCTCGAACGCGTTCGCATACTCGAAACGAAGATTCGATAGATCGCTCTCCGGTAGTATCTCGCGCACGCAATCGAGACCAACGACCTCAACGCCAGTTCGACGTGCGATCTCTCTCGTGATGCGACCGTTGCCGCATCCAAGATCGACGATCTTTTTCCAACTGTGTGTCTTAGTTAAAGTCTCGATGCATGCAAGATACGCGCGATCGTCCGGCGACGGCGAGTCGAAGACACGCATCGCGCCGCGTCGATAAAGATTCGTGAACGCAGGTTCGCACTCTTCGATTTCGTGCTCGGCGAGCTTCGAGAACTCGCGCCACACGAACGTCTCGAACGGTAGATGCGACGCGAAATCGACAGCGCAGTCTCGAGCGTTCCAATCGCATGCGCGAAAAAGCTTCGAGACCGGACGATGCACTACGAACCTTCGGTTATCGAGTGCGCATACGAACGCGGGATGCTGCCACGTCGCCGGTCCGACGATCGTGTACGGCGACTCGGTTATCGCAAGCGCGAGTCGCCACGCGTCTTGATCGCCGTAGAGATGCTGAAAGTAAAAATCGCTATGCTGGCAAATCCAGTCCGCGATGACAACGAGTGGCCACGCGGACTCGCGATCGACGAAGAACTGGCCACCTTGCACGCCGACTACGTCACGACGCTCGTGCGACGGCCAAACGTAATGCCAACGGATATTCTGTCGATTTTCGCTCCAGAACGCGAAGTCCGAAAAGCGATCGAAGTACGACGTTGGATCGTTCACGCAGTACGCGTCCGCATCTAGGAAAAGTACGCGACGGAACCTCGTGTGCCGAATCGCATGCAGTTTCGCTTCCCAGCCGCGCAGAATTCGTGGCTGCGTCGTCTTCGCGACTTCGCGTGCATCGACGATGCGAACGTCGTAGCCGTCTAGATCGGATTCACGAATCGGTTCTTCGTCCGCGTAGTGACCGCGCCAAACTTCGATCGGTCCGCGATAGCCGACGTGACGAAGTAAACGCACACCGACTACGATGCCGGGCCAGTAACGACCGCCACCGACGTAAACGATTCCGAAGTCGTAGTCGTGGCCAGCGTACGGTTCGTTGTGCGCGGCATCGATCACGCGATCGAGCGCTTCGTAGTGAGCGCGAATCGTGTTCGGGCAGTATGCCCACTTTCGATCGCCGGTGTGATCGCGAACGTTCGCGAGCGGATCGATCATGATGACCTCGACTTAGGCTGGCCTAAGTACGAACGAACCGGATGCGCAACGACCAGGGAGAATCGTTAGATAAATCGTGGGATTGCCTGGACATCCAGCGACGACTATATCGAAATCGCTAGTAAATAAAGTGCAAGGCAGCACACCGCAATATAGAAGGATTTCATCGACTATCAAGCCGTTCTGATTGCAAGTGAACGTAGCGAAAATTCCGAGGTATTCTGGTGGTGGTCCGGGATTGCACGGCGTACTATAGTCTGGAAACAAGCTCGACCATTCTCCGCCGACCCAAATAGCATTACCTCCTGCTCCGACGTATCGGTTACCCTGCACGACGAAATCGTACTCGAGCACGTACTCGCTGCCATCTTGCGGACAACACCCGCCACCACCACCACCGCCACCAGAACCCGGAGTCGATCCACTATACGGCGCACTCGTGCAATCCGGAACACGCACGCGATTGCCGCTCGCGTCCTCGTAGTAGATATCGATAATCGATCCCGAGTAGTCGCGAACAACGCAGAGCTTCGCGAGACAGTCGATGCACTGCCGCTCTTCGTCTTCGTCTCGCTCTTCTTCGTCTCGAAACTCGAAGCCGTAAGGACCGTAATACGCGTAACCGTACTCGTCCGTTCGTAACTTGCGACATCGTCGTTGATGCCGTGAGTCGCCGAGTCGAATAAGCGCGTAATTGCCCGCGCGATAAAGAATCCGCGCCGGTCCGTAGTCGTCCGCTTCGAGAAAGTAAGGATCGCGAGGAATCGCATGCACGTAGTCGCCGTCGCCGTAAACGTAACCGAAAACGACGCCGCTGACCGCCGCACGCGCAAGCGTAACACCATCCGAAGGTTCGACGAGTACGACGAACGGATCGCACGAGTCCTCGGGCTCTTCGACGCGATACGCTTGCGGCGCGAGAAGTCTATCCGGCGGCGTTAGATTACCGACGATGCGCCAGACCGTGTACTCGCGCGCCGGTATCGGCGTCTTCACGTAGACGATATTATGCGGTTGCAGCGCTCGAAAAATCTCTTTCTCGGTATCGCTCGGCGAATTCTGCGGTCGCAACACGCGCCGCGCAGACTCGATCAGAAGATTGATCCGATCGGCGCGCGCAAGTTCGCCGATCGGATCGCCGGGACTAACGAACGATAACGGATCGCTCACGATCGCACCTCACGTTCCGATACCGAGTAGACTAAAGTCGCCCTCTTCGTAGACGACCGAAACGTACGCCGCAACCGGTTCTTGAACGACCATGCCCCAGCGCGGAACCGGTCGATATTTCACCCAGAGATAGTCGTGGCCACGTTTCAGCGGCACCGTTATATCCTTCGTGATGCGAATGTTTCGCTGGTTGCGTTCGACTCGAAACTTATGCGTGACTTTCCACGCGCTCGCGTTCTCCTTATCCGCGACGCAACCGAGATAAAGAACTTCGCCCGGCTCGAAGTGATAAAATCGTCTCTTATTCACCTTGCCTATTAGACTCATCACGGTTTGAATGTAGGCGACATTCACGACTGGAATCGTAATGCGTCGCTCGAACGAGAGCGACGGCGCAGCGATATCGCATCCTTCGATCGAGTCTTCGGAGACGTTGATCGCGTTTTCGAAATCCGGCGCATCGGCTGGCATTATCCACGCGCCGCCACTCGTACCGACAGGTGCCGGATTGCGATCGAGAACCCAACGTGCACCGTTCAAGGCTACGATACGGTACGGTCCGTACGTCCACGCTGACGGCCCGCCGGTTACGAAAATCGTTCGATCTACGTGCGTAGGATTCGGTGCGATGCCATCGGGGACTACTTCGAAGAACGCGACGCACTGCAGATTCGTCCCACTCGCTGTCGCGTTGCCAGCACCGACACGGCCTTGCGAGATCGCGCTCGTAACGTGAATTTGCTGAGCCTCCGCGGAGATCGAGTAACCGAACGATAGATCGACCGTATCCGAAGTCGGCGCCGATTTCGTGGACGACGGCGGACTCGAATCGACCGCCTCGTCGCTCGGCTCCGCGGAATACGTGATCGAAACGTCGTAGGTTCGACCGTCCTCGTTCGCGCGAATATCTACGTCCGATCGCGTAAGACCGAGGAATATCGGAGGCGTGTACGCATAAACCGCGTTCGCAACCGAGATCGCATCGGGATAGTCGATAGCATGCACGTTGACACGATAACTCGTGCGGTTATACGAGAGCGACAACTCGTCGGGATTGATCTTGAAAAGAAGATGCGGCATATTACTTCACCTTCATGTTCGCGTCAACACCTTGCTGCACCTTTCGCACCTCTTTTAGAATATCCGCGAGCAAATCTTCTTGGCGCTTCTGCGTACGCGTACCGAACGCGAACTGTTGTCGCGCGGCGAATGCTGTAAACGTGCCACGCGCTTCGCTAATCGCGAGCATATTCGCGAGGTCTTCCTTCGGAACGAAAGCCGCCTCCATTGCGCCGACACGACCTTTCGGTGGTCCTTGCTGCTCTTGTTGTTGCTGCTGTTGTCGTCGCAGCGCCTGTAGGATCATCTGCTCGAGTTCCCAGCGCAACTGGTCGACGCGCGCACGATCAGCGTTCTCGATCTTCTGCTCGAAGAACTTATCGATATCCTCTGCGTTGAGCGCAAGCGCGCCTTGCGCGAGCGCACCAACGCCAACACCTACGAGACCACCTCCTGGACCCGCGATGAAAAGACCCGCACCGCCACCGACGAGCGGCAACACCCACGGGTTATTTACGAAGAACTGAAAGATGTCACGAACGAAGCTCCACCAGAGGCGCTTCAACGATCGGATCAACGTGGCCCACGTTAGTTCTAGCGCCTTTACGAGAATGTTGAACGCGGTCTCGATATCGCCGGATTTTATCGATGCCACGATCGCTTTTATCGAGTTCGACCAGTCGGTCGCGAGTCCCTGCAGGTCGGTCTTCAGCTCGCGGAATTTCTCGATCGTGTTGTTGCCTGACGCAACCGCGGCTACGCCGAGCGCGACAACACCGGCGACAACGAGACCGATCGGACTCGTGATCGCGAGGAGCACGAGTTTGAGCGCGGCAAGAAGGGCACTGAAAACGCCGATCGCGATCGAAACCATCTTCACGATACCTGCGAACGCGAGTAGCGCAGTGCCGGCAGCGACGAGACCTGCAGAGAATGCTGCCACCGCGATGACAGCGCCTTGATTCGTACGTACCCACTCGACGAGACTCGCAGTCGCGTTTTTCAACCATGCTGCGATCGACTCTAGCACCGGTGCGATCGCAGCGGCGACCTCGTACCAGACTGCAGAAAGCGAAGCCGTAGTTTCGCGCCACGACTGCATGATCTGCGTAGCACGTTGCACTCGTTCGCTCGTAGTTGCAGTCAGATTCGCGAGTCGCTCCTTCGCGTCGTTCGATAGCATGCCCATCGAAACGAGCGACATGCCGACCTTGTCGCCGAAGAGCTCGACTGCGATACGTGCACGCTGCGTCTCGTCCGGAATCCGCTGCAACGCGCCGAGCACAACTTCGAGTCGCTGCTCGAGCGGCAGATGCGCGAACGAAATTACGCCGAGATTCTGCAGCACGTCTCCGAACTCGGCCACCGCTTTCGCATCGAGCTTCGCGGTCATACTCTCGAGCGACGCACCGAGTTCGTCGACGCTCACGCCCCAAACGCGAAAAAGCGAAAAGAGCTTCGAAAACTGCTCGACCGAAGTGCGCAACCGAAGCGCCCAGTCGCCCATCGCTTCCTGCTCTCGAAAGACCGACAGCGCCGGCCGAAACGCTGCGAGTATCGACGCACCGATACCCTGAAGCGCAACGCCCCACGTCGCAAGCTTACGCGAAACCGCATTGAGATCTGCGGTCAGTCGATCCGTAAGCGTCAGCTCGACGCTCGCGCGACCCGCTCGGATTTCTGCTGCACTAGCCACGACTTTAGATCGTCCTTCGAGAGTAACGGCAACTCGTTGTCACTTCGAACTCCGAACCGCTCAAGATACTCGATAACGTCCGGGAAAATATCTTCGACTCGAACCGTCGGCGACTCGCTACCGCGGAACGCGTTCGCGATCGCAGCTGCGATGATACCGTAATGGCAGTGGTCGTGGAATAGTCGACTTTCGTACATCGCACGCAGTTCGCCGAGCGTGAAGTCCCACGGCTCTACGCCGAGGTAACCGGCGAAGTGCCAGACGTAGGAATCGATGTCTGCGCACTCGCTTCGACTTTCGATAGCAGCAGCTTCAACGCGGCGCCGAGAATTTCGCGCATAATCGGATGGCCCTCGAAAAAATCGAGGATCCTCGAAATAAACGCGATCTCGGCTTCCCAGATCGATCGACCGTAGAGCGACTCGAAAACTTCGTTTGCCGTGACACCGTGCCGCGCAAGCGAGTCGCGACAAAGCACTGTCAGCAACGATTCCGCCGTCTTGCGGTCGCGAAACACGGCACCGTCAGCGAGTATGCGAACGAACTCCTCGTAGTCGAATCGCTGCGACTGTGCGCCGTCAGTCGTAACGTCCGGTCGCACTACACGCGCAAGTGCCTCCGAGGCCCACTTCGCAAGATCGAATCCATGATCGCGAAGATCGTGATACCGCGCAAAGCTGATTCGCACAACTTCGTATTCGCGGCCATGCTCGTCCGTAAATCGATGTCGCATCGTTGACAGTCTCCTCGCACGATTAGGACGTTACCTCGTAGTACTCGGGATAACGATAGACGCCGCCATCGAGTAACGGCGATACCACGAACGTAACCGAGATTACGATCGCCTGACCCATCTGCTCAGCGCGATTGAACCGCGTCACTTCGACGAGCGACTTCAATCCCCACGAACCGACTTCGGTACGCGGACCGTTCAAGCAAAGTACGTGCAGTTGGCCACGTGCGAAGAAAGCCTGACGAATTTGCGCGACGCTCGGGTCGCTTGCAACATCGAGCATATCGAACTCGATTGTCGCTTCCTTTAGCGTTGCGACTTGCGTGCGCCAACCGGCGTGCGCACGCGTTGTCACATCGGCAGTCGCGTGCGATAAGTTCAGCGTGAGATTGCTTACGTTCGGCACCTCGACCCACGTCGGCGTGTTCCAGTTATTCGCGCTATCGACGTAGAGCTTCGCAAGGTGCCCTAATCGTGTTCGACTCATGACTTCGCCTCCTTATAAAACTGCGCTAATCTCTTCAACCCTTCGCGAAACGCGGGCTTCATGTACTCGCGCTTCGGATACTTCGCAACACGTGCGCCGTAGCGACGTACGCCGCTATGCTCGTGTAGCGCTGGCACCGGCGAGTCAGGACGCAGTAATGTCGGTCCGATGACAACGCTCTTCCTTCGCTCGTCGAGCGAGAAGAAGATGAATTTCCGCAACTGTCCCTTGCGCACCGAAGGCGGCTGACCGGGCGGCGACGCAGTCTTGCGTCGACGCATACTGCGTTGCGCGACCAGTCGCACGAACGCCCCGAACCGCTTGAAGACGCGCAACGTCTTCCGATCGAAATGACGCACGACCGCTGGCCGATCGAGAAAGAGCTGTTTTACTTTTACGATCGACTCCGATGCCATCACAACGACTCCAGCACGGCGTAGCGCGCAGTTATACTCGCGCGAACAAACGAACTCTCGTCGAATACTTCTTCGATCTCGTAAAGCGGATCGGAAAACGAGATCGATTCGAACGCGTACGCGATGCCACTACGTTCGAGTATTTCCTGACTCGTGACTCGCGATGCGATCGAATGCACGTCGTTGACGACGATTTCGATCGACGACGCATCTACGTACGGCCGAGCGCGAACGACTTCTACATCGAGAAGAAATCGAAATCGCGATCGCGAAAGCCGCTCACGCTCGGAGCGCACGAACGTCACGACGCACACGTCGGGCGTCTCGCGTGCGAGAACCCAGTAATGCGCCCACGTCTTCGTTGCCGATACCGAAGCGGCAAGTGGTGGACCGTTGAGTGCGTCCACAACGGCATCTAGCAGGTTCGCGATCATCGATCCATTAGCACGAGGGCACGAGTCGCGGAAGCGGGAACGTCACCACCGACGACTACGCCGACACGCTTATTGCCGGTCGCTGTCGTAGTGAATCGACCAGGCGAAGCTTCCCAGTAAACGACTGTGCCTTGTGTCCACGCGCTGCCAGTCGCGCGCGGACCTTCGATCACGGCACCGACCGCGACACTACCGGTGACGTTTGCCTTCATCGGTTCGAGCGTAACCGCCGGCATGTCGCCGAGGAAAACGAGCGTACCGGCAGGTTGATCAGAACTGAATGTAGATGGCACCACAAGATCGTGATGTTTGACGACAACGTTCATCGTTTACCTCCGTTAGGATGCCAACCTCGCCCAAACGCGAACGAGGAAACCATAGGGATCACTCGAAGTCGTAGCGTGCGCGCCACCGATAGCGCGCACAACGATATAACGCTGCG